TTCAAAAGAATATGTCGGCGGGGCACTTTCCATGGTCTCGGCGCAATCCGCAGCGGGGCTACGATCTGAAAGCAAGCGCGTTTTGCTTCTCGATGAAGTAGACGGGGCACCGCGTAATCTGAAAACGGGCGAAGGCAATTGGTTTGACGTTGTGCTTGCAAGAGCGAACGCATGGGGGCACCGCAAAAAGATAATGGCTTTCTCCACGCCGGGCACTTTTAAAGACTCGATTATTCTAGAGCGCTACGCGATGGGTGATCAGCGTAAGTTTCTCGTCCCATGCCCACATTGTCATAAAGAACAGATCCTCGAATTTAAAAGGTTAAAACCCGACACGACACGCGGTACGCTGGTGCAAGCATATTATATATGCGAGTTTTGCGGCGATGCCATATTTAATCATCACAAAACGAATATGCTGGCTGCAGGAATTTGGCGCCCGACGGCTGAGCCGACAACGAAAACGCATAGATCCCGGCAGATTTCGTCGATGTACTCGCCAGTCGGCATGCTTTCCTGGACCGAAATGTATGAAAAGTATCAAACAGCCCAGGCCGACCCCTCCGGCGAGAAGATGCGGTCTTTCACTAATTTATATTTGGGCGAGCCTTACCGGGAGACCGGCAGCCGTCCGAGATTAGAAAACGTCATAGAATTACGCGGCGGATACCGTCAAGGCGAGATACAAAAAGGCGTTTTATTTCTCACGGCGTTTATTGACGTGCAACGAGGATCAGAAACGGACGAGGAGAACCCCGCCAGGGTAGAGCTGGAAGTCTGTGGCCACGGTGCAGGGTTCCGAACATGGTCTATAGTTTATAAACGTTTCGAGGGAGGTATCGATGACCCCTATAGCGGCGCGTGGGCGTTGCTCGATGAGTGGGCTCGCGAGGGCGGGCTAGTGTATCGTCGAGCTGACGGCCGGCAATTTAACGTTGCGCTGGTACTCATTGATTCCGGCGACGGGGTATATGCCGATGTAGTTTACAGATTTTGTGATCGGTGGGAAGGGACGTTCCCATCTAAAGGTTTTCAGAGTTTAAAAAAACGAAAAGACGAAGCGGGCGACGCGGTGGCGCCTTCGAATTTTAAACGATACAGGGCAGCTAAATCCGAAAAATCGCTCGGGGTGGTATTCTACGAGATAGCCACGAATTATTATAAGAGAATGGTGTATAACAACCTGAAAATTCAGCGGCGCGATATAGGCGAACAGCGCCCCGGTTTCTGTGATTTCCCTATTGATTATGGCGAGTGGTATTTTAAAATGTTAACCGCAGAAGAGCAGCGGACGGACGGATCATTCCATGCAGGCGCCCGGCGTAATGAGGCGCTGGACTGCCGGGTCGGTAACTTATGCGCTGGTGATATCTATCTCGACGCACGTGTTTCCGAAGCGCGGGCCGCTGCAAAGTCCAAGGGTATGAAAGATGTAGAATTGCAACAAATCAATCATCGCTGGGTTTTGGAAATGATGGCACGAAAGGTGAGTTGATTCACGGTTTTCAGTGGGCTATAAAAAAATTAAAATAAAATGTTTTTTTTCTTGACACAATGTGTCACGCTTGATATACTTAATTTAAGAGTTAAGGAAAACTTAAATTAAGGAGGGTAAGACAATGAAAGCATACGACGCAATAGCAAAAATCACGAACCCCAATTCATTTACCTACATGGAATCGTTTCCTGGTGCTGACAAATTGGGGCTGAACCCTGATGTACCTGGCGATAAGGCTGTTGCTCACCTGATTGGGCTGTGTATTCGCGCCGGTAGGGATTATGCAGACTGCGGTGAAAATTCACACGCTTACGGAATGGTTGAGGCAATGCTGCAGTATGGAGTTGTTACTGATGAGCAGATAGAAAAAGCGTTGAAGAATTATAGCGATAGCGTGAACCCTGAAATTCCGATGAACGATGCGAGGTAATGCAATGAAGGAGTTTAATATTTCGATCAAAAATCACAACGGAGTTACAGTTCATGTCGCCACTATACGATCAGATTGGAAAGAAGCAGATTTCCAAGCTTTGTCTGACTTTTTCCCGCATTGTTATGTTGAATCAAAAAGTATGAAATGCCCTTTGTGTTTTCTAGGTTCAGAAGATCATTTCACATCGTTTAAATATCTTAAAAAATTCCACTAAGAAAGGGAAGAAAATGGATATACTTAACAATGGCGCTCTATCCTCAGCTTTTACACTAGAAGATGTTAGCAGCCCAGTGGCAATAAAAGAAGACGCGCTTACACTCGCAAAGAAAACGTTTCAACCTTGCTATGCTGTTTTTACAGACGATGAAGATCTGTCAAATCTATACCATGGCAGCAAACGTATTTGTAAGGACTGGATAAATTATCTAAAAGGATTCGGTTATTACAGTGAAACAAAGTTCCATATAAAGAAAGTTAATTAAAAATGACAGCTAAAGAACTAAAAGAGGCCCGGCAATCGCTGGGCCTCTCCATACGAGACGCCGCCAGGATATTCAACACGCCTATACGCACATGGCGGTCATGGGAAACAGAAAGGGGGCGAAATGCCCGTCGGGTGCCCGGAATTGTTTCCGTGGCGCTAAAACTCTACGGAATAAAAATACTTGACATTGCGAAAAGCCGCTTATAAGATAGCAGCATGGGATGTTTATCTAATACCAGGCAAGCCGAAATAGCGGCGGAAATTACGACGCTGACGACCCGTTTAACGGCGCTAAACACGGCGTATACCGATGCGATCGCGGGCGGTGTTGAGTCTTATAAACTTGACTCCGGCGAAGCATCCTCTTCCGTTAAGTACCGGAGTCTTGAGTCCTTGCAAAAAGCTATTGATTTTACGAGCTCCCGAATTAAGCATTTAAAAGCTAAACTTCGCGGTACGGGTATTGTTAACTTAAACTTAAGACGCAAATAATGAATTTTTTTGATAAGCTAAGGGCTACCGTTGTTCGTGCAATAGCACCCCGCAATTATTATAGGATGCCCTCCGGCGGCATGAGCTCTGGCGGCAAGTGGCCTTTCAGTCTCGCCAGTTCCGGCAGATCCCGCACAATCTCACACTATACGACCCGAAAGAACGCCCGCGACGCATACCATGAATCAATGCAGGCGAGAGGCGTTGTCGATCGTATGGCCGATACCGTGGCCGATACAGGGCTACGTCTGGAGGCTGCGCCGGACGCCAACGTTTTAGGGATCACCGCAGAGGAGGCCGAAAGCTGGTCTCGTGATATCGAGTCGCGGTTTGATGCTTGGGCGAGAAGTAAAAAATCTCATCGATCAGAAACAATAAATTTCTACCAGTCGCAGCGCTCTTATCAGATTTTCCAGCATCGAGACAATGATATTTTTACCCGGCTTTACTACTCCAGTGATAAAGAACTACTCAACCCGCTACAATTTGAGTTTTTGGATCCCGATCAGATCCGGGGTGATGCTTATACTACGACCGGCGGCCCACAGTACAGCAATGACGGTATAGAGCGAGATGCGAGAGGTCGGGAGGTTAAATATAAGGTTTGGCTTAAACAAACAGACGGCAAATTTAAAGACGTTGATATCCCAGCAAAAAGCCGGAGCGGTAGGCTGTTTATGCTTCACGGTTTTAGCGCGGAGTATGCGGGCCAAGGGCGTGGGTACTCCAGGCTCGCTCATGCCATACAAGAGTTTGAAAACGTAACGGATCTATCAGCGGCGCACATCAAAAAAGCAATCTCACAGTCACAAGTATGGGGCTTCGTCGAGCCGTCCGCCGACGAGGACGCCGACAATCCTTTTGAGGGTATTTTGACGAATTACGGCGCGGGACCAGCCGCCGAGGCGTTCGGGAGCGACCCGCAACCGCCCGAGAGTGCGCAGAGCGTTACAGCGGAGAGCTTAGCACTCGTTAATTGCTACGAAGTACCCGAGGCGACAGCGAGCGTTCCGGGCAGTATGTTTATCGCTAATCTACTGAAAGGCTCTAAAATTAAGCCTTTTCAGAACTCCGCTCCGTCAGATAATTTTAACGAATTCGTGGACTCGTTCACGGCGTACTTGTCTGCCTCGTTATCTATACCTATTGAGGTGTTGCTTATGCGGTTTGGGCAAAATTTCAGCGCGTCAAGAGGCGCGCTGCTGCTATTTTGGCGAGTCGTTACGATATGGCGCGTCGAAATGGCAACCGATTATCTCGACCCGAATTATGAAATGTGGCTTGCTGGAGAGATAGCCGCGGGTAGAGTGTCCGCGCCAGGGTGGAGCGATCCTCGTTTACGTCAAGCATGGTTGAAAAATAGCTGGGTTGGGTCGCCGCCACCGGATATAGATCCGTCGAAAGTTTCAAAGGCCCGTAAGGATAACCTGGAAATGGGCTTGACGACTATAGACAGAGAATCAAGAAATCTTAACGGATCAAGCGCTGCCGCTAATAAAGCGAAACTGCAGCGAGAGGTTGACGGCCTGCCAACTATGCCATGGACTAATGTGGGCGTGGGCAATCCGACCGCGCAGGCTGAGGAAGAAAATAGTTGACAAATGATTTATAATCATGCTAATGGTTAAACTATGAAAATATTTAATATAGAGGGCGTTATAGGCTGGCATGTCGATCCGGCTGATATCCGGGCCTTTTTAAGCGAGGCAAACGGCGAGCCTGTACGTTTTGATATCGGATCGCCGGGCGGGTTTGTTATGCCGGGACTTCAGATCTTTAATTTAATTCGAGACTATGGGGGCGATACCGAAGTTCGGCTAATGGGTTTGGCCGCTTCCATGGCGTCATATATAGCCCTTGCCGCAGATAAACGAACCGCACACGACAACGCTGTCTATATGATCCATAATGTTTTAGGCGTGACTATCGGCGACCATCGTGAGCTTAGATCCACGGCTGATCAT